TTGTATTAATTTACCAGTTGTTAAATCGAATCTAGCAATAGCGTTATCTGTTGAACTGACTGGACCAACTACGATATCATTTGTGAGTGGAAATATAGTCCATGATCCATTTACATAAAATCTAAAATTCAATAATGTGCTATCATAGTAAAAATCACCATTTACTGGTGAACTTGGTGCACTTGCTTGTGGAACAAGATTAACACCTTTTGAAATACGAAAAAAATTAAGTGACAAGTTAGACTCCTTTAAATCCAAACAATCATTAAAGAAAAAGAGGGCCCACTAATTAAAGTGGACCCTATAAGCTACTTATTAGCTTCTAAATCGTTTAATATCTGCATCCATGTTGAATGTACCTGCACCTGTGGTGTAGCTTAATTCAACGTTATATAAATTTTCCATATTATAACGCCCATCGTCTTACGTTATATCTAATAGTTCCTGATGTGCCTGTACTTGTGGTGGTATATAAAAGTCTTATATTTCCGCTATTTATATCGGCATTTAATGTAGTACCTACGTCTCCGATATCTACCGTACCGAATGAGGTCATTTGTACTGTAGTTCCGTCTGTTACCATTAATACAGATCCAGTTTCATAATTGCTTCCACGTTTTATACCGTATTCAACGATTATTGAATTATTTGAAGCCGCTGTATATGAAAAAACAATGCCATCGGTTGTATTATCAGTTAATGCACTTTGTGTACAAGAATCTTCAGTTCTAGTTAATGATGCAGAACTTACATACGCAATTGCATTAGAATTTATTTGATGAGTTTGAGATCCACCTGATACACCAAGTGTCCAAAGTCCGTTAGAATTAACACTTCCAGTTACAGTTCCAGTTGGGGTACCTTGTCGAAAGTTAAGTGTTGCGCTACCTGCGTCTGAACCTATTGCCCATCGATTAGCAACGGCATTTTCAACTATTGAAAAATATGGACCTCTTCCAGAAGAGGCCCTTAATTGTAACTCTAAAATAGCAGATATTGCTGTATTTCCAGATAATTTATTATCTGTTCCAGCAAAGTTAAAGGTAAGATCTGTATTACTATTAAGATACATCCCTTGGCCGGTTTGATTTGTAAATGAATATGATGGAACTGATGCTGAACCATTTGGTGCTCTAAAAGCTATAGTAGGTGTAAAATAACCATTTGCAGTATGTATTGCTGTACCGGCTGTGGCACCAAACGTCCATGCACCTGCTGAAGATATATCACCAACTTGAGTTGTACTTATTGAGAAACCAATTCCTGTACCGCCAGATAGATATATACCAGTTGTAGAATCTGATCTAAATGATAATGCAGGTAACGCGGCGGTGCCATTAACTAATCTAAGAGGTAATATAGATTCATTGTATGTAGCAGAAAAATTCCAAACATTTGCTCCAGCTACTGCAACACTTAATAAATTACTGCCCGCTGTATATATACCAAGGCTTGGTTCACTTGTAAATGCTATAGAAGGCGCACCTAATGTTCCATTTGGGAATAATGATTGAGCTAGAAAGCTAGTTGTGGCATTTATTGTTAATGTATCAGCAGGGTTATCACCTATTGTTGTATTACCTGTAATACTTAAATTAGTAAAACTACTTGTTCCACTGAAAGTACCATTTGATATACTTGGTGAACTAAATGTACCGCCATTTACTGTGGGGGTGTTAATAGTTGGACTATTAAAAGTTCCACCTGTAAAGGTAGACCCTGTAAAAGTTTTATTTGAAATAGTTTGAGCTGTGCTTAAATTAACTAAATCTATGCTATTCCATGATGGAACTGCATCAATAGACCCTGCGCCAAATGCTAAGTTACCAGAATTAGTTGAATTTCTAAATGAAATAAGATCAGTATTAGCTAATCTTATTTGACCTGCACTAGATATATTACTTGATCTAGTTTTATAATAAAGTGATTTAATACCATAAACTGCACCAAAATCAACATCGGCAGTTAAAGTAAACAATCCTCCGGTTTTTTTGAGGGTATTTTGAGTTATAGCAGATGCCCAATTTGTTGCATCTGGTCCCCAACCTTCTGAAGAAGTAGTTGGGTAGTTATATGTTATACCAGCTATTGTTAAAGGAATCGACATTAAATATCTCCTGTTAATGAAAATAAGCCGCCAGATTTTTGCAGAGTACAATTAGTAATTGCAACAGTCCAGTTTGTACTATATGGTCCCCGTTCTTTGTCAGTTAACTCTGGATATTGATATATGACGCCATTTACATTTAGTGGATCTGCCATTTATGATCTTCCTGTACCCTGGCATATTTAAAAGTATTCCAGGGGTCAATAGGTTTTTGCTTAAGCCGCTGGAGGAATAATAGTATCTGAGTCAAGAGTAGCTGCTGTTAAAACTAGACGACTTCTAGACATGTTATTGATTTCCTTATATACTTAAACAGGACTGTAAGGCTACAACATCTATACACCATGTAGAGAAGTACAAGTTAAGTAATTATTTATATTATACTTATTAAGTTATTAATATAAAAGGAATTTCTTAAAGGGTTGAATATACCCATTTTGGTAGTGAGGAAGATTTAATAATTTACACAATAAAAAAGGGAACTAGTTAAACCCGAAATGGCAAAATTGTTATTAATTAGCACCAAGGGGTTGACAACCAAGGGGGTGATTACATAGGAATAAAACGATAACCCTTGTATTCGTTAGATCTACTGCCATTAAGAATCTCGATAAGAGTTTTTGCGGTTATCATAAGAGCTTTAGTACACTTGGCCCTACTGCTGTATACTTGCTCTATTTGTGTAGAAATTTCAATTACTCGAACAGCCTTACTGGTAGCAGCTTGTGCCTTTAACAGACAGCCGGATTTTTCCCAGCTCTTTAAGGCTTTCATTTTGTCTGAATGTTCTTTAAGCTTATCCTCTGTCCAGTATTCTCGAAACCCAGACAGACGAGTTGTCTTTTGCTCATCTGTTAACTCTTTCCATCTAGCACTTTCTGTGTCAGCCTTTTTAAGCTTATTCCCAGGGGTTGACCAGTATTCCCTAGTTGATAGAGAAGATTGCTGTTTACTTGCTGCTTCACCGATGGACGCTCTATAATCTAATAAATATTTGGTGATTTTTGCTTTATGCTCTGGTTGAGCAACCAACTGTTTTCTAACTTTACTAATATCATCAATAGCTTGTTTACACCATTTACCAGCATTGTCCCCTGATTTTAGATTATAACCATTTGGAACTAAAGAATTTAAAGTATCAATAAAATAGATTTCTTTTAAATTAAGTTCTTCTTCACTAAAGCAACTACAGATGGGTTCAATGATAAAATTTATGTGGCCATATTTTGATATGGATGAATGTAGAGCAGAATTGCTTCTATTATTTCTGGATGCACTTTTATGCATATTCCATCGTCGTTTAAGCTTGGTTGTAGTTTGACTTATGTAAATTTTACCATTAATTTTATTCGTTACTTTATAGATCATTCCGTAGTTCATATTTTTAGTATAACATATCCTGGGGTGTTTGTCAAGTGGTATACTGATTAACCTCTATTGTTTTAAATATTAAAAAGGGAACTAGTTAAACTAGTTCCCTTTAAACATGTTTAAAACGTAATTAAATTACGAATTAACGATGTTGTTGATCTTAACTAATCTAGCCGGAGAGTCGCTAAATAAAGTTTGATCAGTATAGGCGCGGAGCTCATACCCAGCAGAGCTTGTAAGTTCCAAGAAGAAATCTTCTTGTTGTTGGCGACCTGGCATTTTGAAGCTGATGTTCATAGCGCCAATTCGTTTCAATCGTTTAGGAGGAAATACGAAAGCTTCGCCTTCTTTGATATAGATAGAACTGACGATGTCAATTTTACCATTTTGTCCGTGAAAGCAATATTCAGAAGCGCCGTTTTCAAGTTTGCTTGTCTTATAGCTGTCATCATACATACGAAGAGCAGCTTGATCTGAACTAATGTTAGCCCAGGTCTTAGGAGAAAGCATACATACTACATCTTGATCAAGACCGCGTTCTACAGGAAGTGCAACAGCAGCAAGAATCTTTTGGAAACTAAGAGCTGCAGAAGCTGCACTATAAACGTTCCCTTTCCAGAGAGCGTATACAGAGGCGTCGATATTGTAAAGTGTACCAGTGTTAGTGATAATTCGATCCAAGCCGAATACGTCGTTTAACAACGATCCACGTGGAATGAAAAATGCACCAGTGCCGATAGCACCATCAACTGCGGTTAAATCGGTTGCATTTCCGGAAACCGAAACTGTACGAGCAGTAAGGTCTACAGAAGTTACAACAATTTGAGCATTCGCGTTAAGCTTATCACCAGATGCTGTAGGAACAGCAAGAGAAGTTGCATCCAAAGGCATGTTTTCAGAACCAGCCCAGATACCAGAAGCCCAGCTAGCAGTAGCTAGTGTATACACTCTAGTACCTACAGTACCTGAAGTTGCTGAAATTTTACCAATATTTGTTCGTCCATAAAGACAGCTAATTTCAAGGCGTTTAGCCATTGAGTTAACCATGTTTTGAACCATGAGAGAAGTAGCTTTTACGAAAGCTTTTTTATCATTAGATGCACGTGCAGCAGCTTCATAGCTCATTTGTGAACGAATAAGCATTTGCGATCCGTTTAATTGAGCGTCTTTGAAGATAGCAGCTACGGCGTTTTCAAGAGAAAAAGCACCTGAGTCTGCAGCAGCGTACGTTACACCTTGTTCATGTGAAAGTTGTCACTTTCTTTGTTACTACTCTATTTCTAGAGCGGAGAAACCGCTTCGGGTTTCTCTCTTCCATTTTATTTATATTGGAAGGTCAGACTATCGCATCTCCAGGTATTTAATCTGGAGTTAAATCATTTAGTCGTTCACGGTTAAGTGAGTATTTTATAAGAAGAGCATCTGACACTAGGTTCTTATTAAACCTATGCCAGCTACCATTATGGGCTTTTTGAAAATGACATTTAGAACAAACTGTTACTAAATTATCTATATCTAAAAAAGCCTCTGGTTTAACCCAGTATGGTAATCTATGATGTGCATGTAAATGTCCACCTACTTTTTTACAGTAATGGCAGGTAAAGTTATCTCTATGAAATGTCCTATTTCTAACAGGAGCAAATTCATGGATTTTAAAATCTCTAGGACGTCTTATATATTTACCGTCTTTATAGTTAGGATTTCTTTCACCTGTCATCTGTTTTGATCGTTCTCCAATCTTTCGTTTATTTTCTTCGGTATGTTTCTTACCTTTAAACGCAGATGGTTGACCTTTTCTAGATGAACTTATTTTTTTTGCTACTTCTGGGGTATGTAGTTTTTCATATATCCCAGTGTTTTCTTTATTTCTTATAGAAGCAGCTTCACTTTGAGTCCTTAACACTCTGGCTTCTTTTAAAAGCCGTTTTACTGCCGTTGCACTTGTATTATTTCTTTTAGCTACCTTATAACAGCTATTTAATTCTAAATAATCTGATATTAATTTACTAAGAGGTATATCTTGTGCAAGTTTTTTCACTTATTCCGCCTTGTTATCCTATTGAGTCATTATACTCTTTTAGGAACTCCAAGTCAATTAGATTTAATTTTTCCTTATAACTTATAAGTTATATTAGGCCGCACACTTTACGGGTTGATGATACAAATTCAATTATGTTATCGTAAAGGCTTTTTATCCTCTACTTCTTACAGTTTCCCGTAAGTTCAGCGTACATTTTCACTATTTCTAGTGTTGCGGGCTCTTGGGTACTTATATTCTCTTTCGAGTTTCATTACCTACGCGTTACGGACTTCATAGCTATTACACTATTTTCGCCCTCGGTATTAGCATATCCTTCATCAGAGGAATTAGCCTTCACCGATACATCGCAATTTTTAATCGGCAGTTTGTTTGATTTTCTTATATTTTCTTTTGTTTAAAGTGGTTGTAAATTAGTATAATTACAAGCTTTAAGAAATTAAATATAAAAATCAACTATTTTCGACCGATTTCTTTGGCAGCTTCGATATAAGGTACTAATTTTAGTAACTTAACGCCATCTGGAATCAGATTTTCAATTTTGTCAGCGTAAACTTCCTTCTGTTTAACTAGTTAATATTACTAGTATATTTCCCTCTATTACTAGGGGCATGGACTATATCATCTAATAGAATTAACT